CTTTTGTCAAATGTAATTTGATTGATCTTCTCATCAAGATTTATCCATCCTTCAAGATCGTCAGTAAAGAATACAACCAATCGTCCTCCATAAGATGCATTCTCACATAATTCTAAGAGAATCTTATCATAGTCCTTTCCTATAATCTTTAGCTTACGTTTGATTGCACGTACCTGGATCAAGGAGTCTGAACGAGAATAACTTTCTTCAAGATATAATCCAGTATCAAAATATAGCACTTGATCACTGGTATTTCTTAAAAGATCAGATAAGGGAGTTGAATCATCTCTGTTGAAAATTTCTTCTTGAATTTCATCTCGAAATTCCTCAAAAATTTCATCAGCTTCATCTTCTTCAATATCAAATTCTCTACACATCTTATCAATAAGTTGTTTTTGAATTTCTTCCTGAACATCCCATGTATCCCAATCCATAAATATATCATCAAGAGATGAAGAATCTCCATGAATTGCTTCCTGAACAATATCTAATCTTTCAGAGAGATCATCTCTATAATCAACATAATAAAGAGAATAGGATTTATCCATCAACTCTTTAATCTGTTCAAAAGTTACTTTTTGTATAGTTTCATTCATGGTTATAAGTAAATTTCATCAATAAATACTCTTTCTAAACTCCCTTTTACAGATGGATTATGATACCACCATTCTTCAAAATCAAATTCTTCTCCATCTTCTCTCTCACTAGCATTTAGCCATAGCTTATATAAATCCTTAAATTCTTGATCATCTATTTCTTCAGATGTCCAATATGATTCTTCAATTCCTTCTCCGAAAATCTGTATTAAATACCCTTCCATAATTTTTAAAGTTTAATATTGACATTTGTCAATATAATTACACATGTAAATCAATGAATTTGTGAATGTATATCAATCAAATTAAGATAAATGTCAATCAATTCACAACATTTATCTATTTTTATGAGAACATCTATCATTGAATTTATTGCAATAATGTCAAAAAAAATCTGTATCTTGCACTGCACAGCCTCTTAGGGCAATGGAGTTTCAGCTACAGCCTCTCAGGATTCTATATTAGTCCTTTTAGTTTAAAATGATTTTTGATTGCTTCTAATCCTTCCAATTTAGCCCAATCTGAAAAATCTTTTATGTCAGAAAGAAGTCTGTCTGGAGGGTTGATGTGTTTCCAATTAAAGCTAGATGTGATGGTATAGCTGGTTTTCTTACCTTGATCATCCGAATCACCCCCATAAAATACAAGAGCAGAATTATCATTAATATAATCTACTGTCTCTTTTGAAAAGGCAGCTATTGACTCATTCTGCACATGACAGACATGTTCGTACACTTTTCGGCATACAAGGTAGTCCTTCATGCTCTTGCAAATTAAGGTATTTTTGTTAGGGTGGAGATTGTTCAGTCCATAAGCCATATTAAGAGGCACATTAGACAACCATTTATGTCGTTTATCCATATAAGGTGCATAAATTTTCCAATATCCATTTCCGTAGAGATAGCCAAATCTAAGATCGTTTTCACTCAAAGGAAATTTACTTCTATTAAGGAACATTGTCTTTATAGAATAGATGTTATTTGCCCTTAGGTCTTCTTTTGTCTGAAAGTATTGTTCCCAATAGGCCAATTCTTCTTTTGTGAAGGGTTTTGTTACTACTTGTATCAGACTATATCTTTTTCCCAGTTCTTCAGGTTGTTTGTATTGGTTTACTATCTGTTTATAATCTTTGACAGGATCTCCAGATAGGCCAAGACCAAAATCACCATCTATCTTTCTAAGGGTATCGTTGAGATTGAGCCCAAATATTGTCTGTACAAATTCAAAGCAGTCTCCTTTCCATCGAATGTCCCCGAAATCAAAATGATGAAGGCTCCCTCCCTTGTTGCCAATAATAAAAGAAGGTGTTTTGTCTCCTCTTAAATGGTTTGTCGTAATCTCGTTCACCTTAAAGTCTCCAAAATAGAATCTATAGATATCGAATGGTGAAATCAAATCCAGGATGGTCACCATACTAATATCTCTTTTACATTTTCCTCCTATCATAGTATAGAAAATAAAGCCCCCCTATCGATTTCTCAATAAGGGGGCATATTCAACAATCAACAATTAATACTCAGAACTACTCTCAGAGATTGGGTTATTGGAAGCTACCAAATTCTGACTAGGATCATATTCTTTTAGATCTGTCAGGGTATAATAATCTTTGCACCCATATTCGCTGTTTGTCAGGTTTAACACAAACCTTTCATAAGGTTTCAGATCAGAAGATTTTTTCTTCTTCAGGCCAGAGAGGATATTCTCATCGGCATAATTTATCACTCTAAAGTTCTTTAGGCTATATGCAGGAAGAAATCCACGACTATATACTCCTTGATATTCTTTTACTTCACCATCTTTTTCTTTGATGATAACAGTAGCCAATGCGACAATAGGAGTAGACCATTCTCCATCTATTTGATCTTTTAAATCTTTCACATTGCCTTTCATGAGCTTTTTCCAATCTAGTTCAAGGGTTGTCTCTGCACTACGATAGTCCAGGTTGCCCAGCCATACACGCATGAAGTTATAAAGATCTTCTTCGCCAACATTTGCTATACGATAATCACGGGTAGCAAACCAATCAGGAAGGTTATTAGGATCATCGCTCCAACAAGAACTACCAACATTATTAATGTATTGTTTTTTGGTAAAATCTTTGTTTTCCCTTTCTTTGTTTTCAAGAAAGAATGTCACTTTAAACCTCTCTTTATTATTTACTTCTTCGAGCCATGCATCCACACGTAGATAGGAATTGCCATCTGAACTTGTTCCCAGATATTCAGTAGCTTTACTTTCATCTTTAAGTTCAATTCCCAACAATTCTTTATATTCTTCTACGCTAGGGTTAATAGCAATCACAATTGCTTTAAACAATCCTACTTTCTTCGAGAAATCTTTTTGTTCTCTCCGTTTTCCACCAATTTCACTACTCATTTGCTTCTAATTTTAAATTATTACTCTTTACTTGGATAAATTTTGTTCCAATATGTTTCAATCTTACCATCTTCAAGTTGTTTAGAGATAAGCATTCTTCCATGTAGTTCAGGTTTACGGCTACCAGATAACACTGAGTCATTCTGAACATCAAAATTTAAATAACGTTCAGGACCATCAACAATAAGTTTAGCTAATGCTGTTACTCGAGAACTGAAGATATTTTTTAATTTTCCAGTTAGAAAAATCTCACTTCCTATAACCTCTTCTTTACCATTATCTTTGATATACTTATCTGCAATATGTGCTGCCCACAGCCTGTATGGTGCAATTTGTTTAAATATCTCTACCTGTCGAAGGAACCATGAACGAAAATGCTGATATCCAGCTCCATCTGGAAGTGTCAGTACAGATTTCCATTCAGGATCTTCGGGTGTATATTGATCGCCATAGGTTTTATTGGGCAATAGTACACGATTGAAGTTTTTACCTATAATACTGTCCATATATACAAGTGTTCCTCCTATATTAGAAAGATCATCTAAATCTGAAACCCCGTCAATTATTAAATACTCATACTTTCCTTTATTTTGTAATAGGAGATTACGGTATTTGATATAGTTAAGAAAACTCTCATATTTAGTTGTGTCTTGTTCAGGATATGTACTAATCTTTCTAGCAGCTACATAATCGTAGCCTCCACATTCTAAATCTAGCACAATAGCATTGTATTGTTCAGTAAACTTACCGAATATTGTTCCTTTTCCTGCTTTTGGAATACTTAGAATAACTAAATCCCGTGGAGGCATCTGACTTACTTTACTAATCTCTTCTGGTAATGTCAATTCTTTCTCGTTCATTTCATAACTTTTTTGATTACTGGTTCATAAATATACTAACTTTTTTCGTTATTTCCTAATAAAGGATGAGGAATTTCTTCAGAAATAATGATTTCTGATGAACTTTCTGGAATGATTATTTTATGTTTTGGAACCTTTGGAGCATAGAATTTCTTAACACGATTGTATTTGTTAACAGCCCTGTCATAGGCTGATGTATGCTCGTTATCTATTGTTCCTCCATATACAGAGCTATTGGGTACATAATCATCGTCTTTATATACATTATAGAAAATGGCTCCGCTTCTTCCTGTTTCTTTCTTCAATTCCAGTTTCATGGTCTATCATTTTGAAGGGATTTCTTCAGATAAGATGGTTTCTTTTACACTAGTATGATTGATCAGCCTGCTTTTTATGAGATTATAAATCTTGGTAACCCTTTTCAATCCATCGTCATAAGGAGAAGAGACAGTTCCTCCATATATGGAAGAATTATTTTGATATTCTCCGTTCACTTCGACAGAATAGAAAATGGTGTCGTCA